CCATGAATAGTTCCTTTAGGATCTTCATCAGTATATAAGTCAGAGTGTTTTTTAGATTTTGCTGGTTGTCCTTTCTTTCTTGGAATACGAGGATTTGATGTTTCGTAAACTACTGATTCCCCGACCCCGCCTGAGCCATTACCACCACCATTACCACCAGAGCCACCGTTACCATTTCCAGAACCATTCCCACCGTTCCCATTTCCGTTAGAGTTTCCGTTACCATTTCCGTTTCCATTTTTTTCTTTTGTATCTCTTGCAAGAAATCCACGAGCTCCTATGTGATACCCACGAGGTATCTTTTTACACTTCTTATCATCGAAGCAATAGTATTTGCCTGGGGGACACTTCTTAGCCATTATTTTTTAGATACACCTTCAATAAGGTACTTTTCTTTTGATGATGCTTTCTCAGCAGCATATAGTGCAAATGATTTAGTAGCAATCAATGACATAATATGTTTGATATTGTTACTATCGTTTTCATCAAGAGGGCCTGCTAAACCAATAAGGGCTCCTGTGACAATACCCAATTCAACAAGAACAACAAGAAAAATGAGTTTTAATGCCCATTGTCCTGTTTCAAAAAATTTTTTAATTTGTTCTGCTGCAAACTTCTTCATATTAGATATTCCGCTAGATGTATTTATACTTTTATTGTAGTCTTAGATAATTTAAAGACTGTGGATGTCGTGGATGTTGGAGTCACACGAAGTCTTAAGTTACCACTATTGATATCAGCACTAAAGGTTGCAAGTGATTGTCCTGTACGAATCGTTCCATATTCACTTATGAATGCCTGTGTACCATCATGAATCAAATTAATTGTTGTCATGTGATATTCAGTTCCTCTCGTGACTTGAACTTGGAAAGTTGCAGAACGGTTGACTGTTGCAGAAATACTCGCAACTGTATCTGTACTAGTAGATGTAGTTGTTAAAGTATTACTTGAAAGTGTGACAATGCCTGGATCACCAAGATCAACACCAGATGATGCAGTAATGATACCAGTTGCAAGAATATCATTTTGATCTAAAGATGTAATCGTTCCAGCAACAGATAAATTACCACTAATGATTGCATCAACAGCGTTTACATCAGTTACTGTTATATTTGGAGAACCTGTTAAACCTTGAGCACTGACTGCAAGTGTTGATGTTGCTGCATTACCAGTTGTATCTTGATTACCATCAGAGTTTACGCCTGGTAGATTGATATTAGCAGATCCATCAAAAGATACACCACCAATATTTCTTGCAGTTGCTAGTTTAGTTGCAGTACCAGCGTTACCAGATGCATCACCAGTTACATTACCAGTTAATGCACCAACAAAAGTTGTTGCAGTAATTATACCAGAGGTATTAACTGATACTGTGGTTCCAATTCCCACAGACTTTGGAGTTCCGACTGCATCAGTAAATTCAATCTCACCTCTGTCATCTTGTTTGATTGTGATTGTGTTTGCAATACCAATAACAATCTCTTCAAGACCACGAAGTTGTTTTGCAGTTGGGTCAAGAGTGATAGATCCTGTACCAATCGTTAAAATACCAGTCACTCTGGCATCTCCAGTCACAACTAATTCTTCACCATATGCACCAGTATCAACACCAACATGAGATTTTGTTGCAGTTGAAACTCCTACAACAATACTCGGAGTTCCAGTTAATCCTTGTGATAATGCAGCAGTTCCACTTGATGTAATATATGCAGCACCGTTTGTCAGTTGATTATTATTACTTGGTATTGTTGGAGTATTTTGAATATTACCATAATCAATGGTGATATCTGCCGTTCCATCAAACGCCTGACCACCAATCGCTCTTGCAGTTGCAAGTTTTGTTGCAGTCGCAGCGTTGCCTGTGGTTGATCCTGATGAACCAGAAACGTTACCAGTTACGTTACCGACAAATGTAGTTGCAGTTACAATACCAGTGTAGAATCCATCACCATCTTTGCTTAGAGTGACACCAGTTCCAACTACAATACCATTTCTTGCAGTGATAAGACCAACAGAATCAATATTAGTTACATCTTCATAAGTTAGAGTTCCACCGATTGTGACATTGCCACTGAATGTTCCAGTAGATGCAATAATTGATCCAACAGTAATATTTGGTGTTCCTGTTAATCCAGCAGATGTTCCAGTTGTGTTTTGATTACCAGCAGAATTGACGCCAGGTAGATCTATATTTGCAGATCCGTTAAATGATACTCCACCAATAGTTCTTGCATTTTCAAGTATTGTTGCACTTCCAGCATTACCAGTTGTATCTTGATTAAGAGTTGGTATTCGTGCAGCACCGATTGTTCCTGATGAAATATTTGATGCGTTTAAGTTAGATAAACTTGCACCAGATCCATCAGATAGTAACAGTGTTCCCGCTGAGTTTGGTAAAACGACTGTGGGATTTCCAGAAAACTGTGAGTGTGGTGGCGCCTGTAATCTTAGATAGTGTGCGTTACTTGACTCACAATAAAAATCCAATCTCGCTGGTGTTCCGTCAGTGCTTTTTAATTGAAGTCGATTAGTAAATTCAGAATCACCTGATGAAGTAATATTTCCCGTGACATTTCCTGTCAAGTTTCCAGTAACATTACCTGTAACAATACCTGTTACGTTACCTGTTACGTTACCTGTTAACGGCCCAGAGAAAGCTGTCGCAGTAAGTGTTCCTCTTACTGTTCCTCCTGAAGGCGTATCAACTACATTTGAGTTTACCTGAATGGAATTTCCCATGTTTCCATGAGAAGAACACTGGTAGAATAAAACTGTTGGTGTTGTATCTGTTACTTCTAAATCAACATAACCTGATTCTACAGTAACACCTGTTGTATATTGAGTTGTCCTCTCACCATCATAATAAAATCTAAAGGGATGACTACTATTTGAACTGTCTGATACATCAAAACGATATGTTCTGCCTGGCGTAAGAGTTAGAAATGGAGATTCTACATTATCTAAAACATATCCGTTACTACTTCCTTGACTGTAATATCTGTGTGCAGATGTTTTAGTTGCAACCTTAACTGTGATAGTTGTGGTTGATCCATAAGGTGCAATGAGATGACTGTATCCTGAGAACTGTGCAGCAGTGATAATACCTGACGTGTTTAAACTATCCTCTGTTCCAATACCAGCAGATGCACCTGTAAACTTTCCACTTGAAGAATCATACTTTAAAAACTTACCATCTACCTTTGCAGTATCTTCATCAACATCATCAAGTTTTAAAAGATTAACTTCACCAGATCCTGGCCCATGTGAAAGAACCTTATATAAAATATCTCTAACTTGTTTGATTTCACCTTTGAGATTATCAATACTTGTTTCATCTGAGTTTTCAATCTCTTCTTTAATATTTGTCTCTTCAATAAACTTAATTGCTTGTAAAACAGTATCACTTATTTCTGGTGTCTTGATTGGTTCTGGTTTGATAATATCTACTGCATCAACTTCAGTAAATTTGACATCACCATTATTCCAATCTTGAACATCTAAAGGATCTTCTTCTAATTTTGAAATATCAAAATCTTCAGGCACTCCAACAGTAACAGCTGGTTCTGTGATATCCTTGACTTCTTTTGGTTTTTCAATTGTATTGATTAACGAATCTAACTGTTCAATTAATTTTTCTTCTTTTTTCTTTTGTTTCTTTTTACTTACTTTTGCCTCTTTAAGTCCAGTAACGACAGTCGAAGTTAAGACATCAAGATTGATGTCTGCTTCTTTAAGAAGATTATCAAACTCTTCTTTCTTTTCTTTCTTTGCCTTTCCTAGAAGACTAAAAAATTCTGTGAGTTCTGGAGATTTCATTTATTATCTTCATCTTTTTGATTCTTAATTAATTTTGATAACTCCGCTGTTGAACCTACAAATAATGCATTAGTTACATTAGTAGGGCCTTTGTTTGGATCTTGTTCAAGATCTTTCATCTTCTGTTGCAAGTCAATAAGTTTATCTGTTGTATCTGCAACTGCTTTGATTGTAGTTGCAGCAACTTCGTAAGCTCTTGCAGAATCAGATTCTTGTGCTAATTCTAATATACCATTCACCGCTTCTTGTCCCTTTTCAACTAAAGAATATAAGTTTGCACGACTATATTCATAATCCTTTTCAGAATCATTTGCCTCCGATTTTGCAAGTTGATTCTTTCGATTCTCCTTCTTTGGAGTCTCAACAACTTCCGTATCTACGTTAAGTGCTTCTTCGATAGAATCAAAATTTTTCATAACTCTCCTAGATGTCTATACCCTGAGATGGACTAAACTCTTTACCATCACTAAAGAATGATGACATCTCATCAAATCCAAAGTCATCACCAAATTCAATTGATGCATTATCAGTTGAACTAAGCACACCGATACTTGCACCATGATCATGTGATGCAGCGACTGTGTTATCATGAGCACGGAACACAGTTACATTTTGACCACTGATACTTCTAATTTTCATAATTTCAGTATCAATGATAATTCTTTGATTTGCAGCGAGATCTGTAGTTGCACTAACCTTGAATTTTGTAACCTTTTCGTTTATTCCACCATCAAGAACTGTCGCTGTATCATCATCATAATTTTGTTTAGCAAGAGGTGTTGCAGTATATCTTTGAACTCTCTTCGCAGTTTTAACATTCGTATTACCATAGTAATCAACATCGACCTTCTTAATAAGACCTGCTGGATCGTCTGCAACTGGCCCGAATAGATAAGTTTTTGCGGTAAATCCTAATGTATAAACAATCGTTCTACGAGTTTCAAAACTACCCTCATATTGATCACTGTAATTTATACTTTCTAAAACAATCGGAACATCTTTTTTCTCACCAATTGAACTAATTAAATTAATTGTAATATTAAATGATGGTTGAAAATATGGGACAATCTGTTCTAATATTTGTAATGCATCATCACTTAGTTTAGACATGATGCTAAGTTCAAATGAAACATTATATGGAACTGGCATGTAAACTTTCTTTGCAGTTCCACCACTAACAGATAAAAAAGTTTGTGCGATTCCAGTCTTACGAGTTGGATCGTATTGTAATCCTTGCATCTCAAAAGATAGTCTTGGAAGAGTTATTGCAATCTCTCTTTCTAATTCTGGTTGTTGTTGAATCCTTGCCAAAAATTTCTGCATTGGCCCATAAGCCAATGGAACCTTCATGGTGCTGACATTCGTTCCACTCGCATCGGTGTGTCGTATATTAATATTATTAAAGAGAGTACCGAAACCGATAACTGTCTTTCTTAATATTTCATGATAGAAATAAGTACCTAACATATCAAAGCTTTCTAAC